CAAGATCGCGACGATCTTCGCGGCGTCCGCTGAGGTTGTCCGGGTCAACCCGGGTAACTACATCGCGACGATGCGCACCAAGGTCGCCGAGGCGATCGCGTTGGCGTTCGACGCCGCGGTGCTGCACGGCATCGACAGCCCGTTCGGCAAGTGCGTTGCCGACACCACCAAGTCGGTCAAGCTGGCCGGCCCGGACACGGCGTTCGATTCGCTGAACAACGGCCTGGAGTTGCTCCTCGCGGACAAGAAGAAGTGGAACGGCACCCTGTTCGATGATCTGGCCGAGCCGGTCCTCAACGGGTCGAAGGACAAGCAGGACCGCCCGCTGTTCATCGAGTCCACCTACACCGACATCAACTCCCCGTTCCGGCAGGGCCGGGTTCTGGGGCGTCCGACTTTCCTGTCGGATCACGTCACCGACCCGACGAAGCCGAACAACGACACCGGCATCCTCGGCATCATGGGCGACTGGTCGAAGCTGGTGTGGGGTCAGATCGGCGGCCTGTCTTACGACGTGTCGGACCAGGCCACCCTGGACATGTCGGCCAACGCTGACGGCTCCGGCCTGGTGTCGCTGTGGCAGAACAACTTGATCGCGATCCGCATCGAGGCCGAGTTCGGTGTCCTCGTCGACGACCCCGAGGCGTTCGTCACCCTGACCAAGTGAGTTGTCGGGGGAGGGGAGCATTGCTCCCCTCCCCTCGCAACTTCCCACCTGAAAAAGGGGAAGTGTTGTGAAGCTGAAGAACAAGAACAGCGGTGTTTTCGCGGAAGTGTCCGACGAGCTGGGCAATGTCCTCGTCGGCGCGGGTGGTTGGGAGGAAATCCCCGAACCGGCAGACGACGTGGAGCCCAAGGTTCGCAAGCGCGTCCCGAAGCCCCTCTGATGGCTTTCGCATCCGTTGACGATGTCGCGGTGCGCTGGTCACGCGATTTGTCCTGCGAGGAACGGGAACTCGTTTCGGTTCGCTTGGAGGACGTGGAGCGCCTGATCCGCCGCAGGGTTCCCACGCTCGATGATCGGCTCGCCGCAGGTTCGATTGATGTTGAGGATTTAATTCAGGTTGAGGCTGACGCGGTGCTGCGTTTGTGCCGCAACCCTGAGGGCTACGTCAGTGAAACGGACGGCAATTACACCTACCAGCTGTCGAAAGACCTCGCTACCGGGAAGTTGACTTTGACTTCCGATGAGTGGGCGATGCTGGGTGTTTACCGGAACCGTTTGACCACCCTTGTGCCTTCGGTGCTGCTTGGTGATGGATACACAGTTCTAGGTGAGGCGGAAATACAGCAATGACAACAGTTTTCACGGTGATCGGTGTTACCAAGCTGATCTACACGGTGTTGGAGCGGGATTACGGTATCCCTAACCCGACAGGCGGCAGTGGTGGTGGTGTCACTGTCACGGCAGGGTTGAATCAGTCGCAGGTTCAGGCGATTGTCGACGCTGCCATCGCCAACCTTCCCGCTGGCGGGGCCGGCGGGGTCACGCAGGCCCAGGTTGATGCATCTATTGAGAAGGCGTTGACTGATGCGGGGCCTGCGATCCAGGCTGCTGTTGCTTCGCAGGTTGGCAGGGTCACCGACAGGATGAGTTTGGACTCCACTAAGGCTGGTGACGGCCCGGTGGTGTTCGAGACGAACAACCTGACGAGCGCCCAGCACAAGGTGGGTGTCGATTTCGTCACCCAGCGGGGCGGCGAGGTCAGCGTAAACGGCAAGCGGGTTTTGACCGTCGATGATGCTGGTGGAGGTATCGACCAGGCGGCGGTCGATGCGGCGGTGGCTGCGGCTACCTCGCAGTTGACCACCAAGGCTGAGTACCAGTCGTTGATCAACGCTTTGTGTTCCGCGCCGTTCGCCGGCATGACAGGCAATGTTGTCAACAACGTCGCCAAGGTCGGCATATGGGTCGGCATCGTCAAGCGGGAGATCGAAAACCTCGAAGCGAACCTTGTGTTCGCCTACGACAAGACGGTGGAGAACAAGACCGCTATCGCCGGGCTCCAGGGGTCTGTTGCGGCCCTGGAAGCGTTGGGTGTGGGAGGCGGTGACGGCACCGGACTCACCGGCGAGCAAGCCCAAATGATCCTCGACACCGCTACCGACCTGGGTGCGGCGAAGGCGCGGATCGACACACTGGAAGCCGACAACGCCTCTCTGACAGCGCGACTCGATGCCCTTGAGGCGAGCATCACCGGTAAGGCCGACACGTCTGAACTGGCGGCGGTCCTTGACCATGTGGTGCAGACCTACGCCACCAACACCACAGTGCAGGCGGTCTTGGATGCGATGAACGGCCCCGACGCGACGGTAGACAGCGTGCGGGCGATGTTCTGGTTGCTTAACGATGTTGTGATGGCGCTGATCGACGCAACTGGAATCGAAATCGACGGGAAGGTGACACCGTGACTGCAAGTAACAAGATGGCCCCGATGATCGGCAGCAAGGACCGTATTGGCGATCCGACGCGGATCACTGTGCCACTCCGAGGCGGGGATGATCTGTCCGGGCTTGACGGTCGTGTCACCGCGTTGGAGCGGCGGCAGTGCTGCCCCGCATCAACCACACCTGACCCGGCGTTGGTGCGGGTCTCCAACACCGCTGTCGGTGGGGGGCAGTACGTTGTCACCGCGTCGAAAACGATGGGCGCAACGTACACGCACACCCCCGGCGAGTTTGATGACTACCTCGTGGTGTTCGTGGGCTACACGATCCCCGAGGTTGTTCCAGGCGGGTCGGTGTGGAACATCGTGGTCAAGTACGGCACGCAGACGCTGGCCAGGCTGGGCAATTACGCCACTAGTGGCACACATCCCACCGATAAGACGCGGGGTGAGGTCCAATCCTATGGTGTGGCGATCACACCAGGTAAAGGACCGCAGGACGTTGTGGTCACTTGCACCACCGGCACGGATTTGGCTGGTAAGGCCAACAATCCGACGTACACGTTCGCCAGTAATTCGGTGTCGGTGAGTAACTATGCCGGCCACAGCAATACTGGTACGTCTAACACGAACGATCTGGACTCCTTCAATGTGAGGGCACGGTATCGGCGGCTTATCGGGATGAGCCAGGTGGCGACTACCCCAGCGAAAACGTATGTGCAGTCCGGTGCTGGTGGGCCTGCCAGGGTGTTGTGGGAATCCTCTGACAACGGTGGCAGGCGAGTGGTGGTGTTTGAGGACACCAGCCCGTCACCGGATCCCATGACGATCATGTACGGCGGCAACACAGCTAACCGTTACGCATCTGGTTCAGCTGTGTTCGACGTGTTGGCCCCGCCGAAGGTGCTGTGACTATGGAAATCACTAACGGAGAAATCAACGTCGACCTGCCAGAGTCGTTGGCGAAGCTGCTGCTGGCCGGGAAGTCCTGGGCGGAAGGCTCCACCGAAGATCACGGTGACCGGGTGGAGGGCCGTGGAGAGGACGACACCGCCATCCCGATGACACGCATCCCAGGTGTCGTCGACATCTCCATGAACCGGCTGAAGAGGCTCGTCGCTGACGGCACCATCCCGCACGTCCTCAAGGACCGCACGAAGCTGATCCGGCCGTCGGACGTGAAAGCCGCACTCACCCAATGAGCCTCCTCGATAGGGGGAATCAGTGCGTGGTTGTGTTCCCGGAGGAAAAGGTCACCGACGCGGACGGGAACACGAAAACCCAAGCCGCTAAGTGCGGGTTCCGCGCCAGGGCACGCATCCAACCGTTGGGTTCCGGTGGTGCAGCCTCAGCTGACCAGTACGGGGATGGGTTCGACAGCGAGAAGGTGTATTCGCTGCGGTTCCCCCGCGGCCTGAGATGCGTGTTGGGTGCCCAGTCCCAAATTGAGTGGATGGGTGAGCGGTGGGTCATCCACGGTGACCCGTTGAGGTACAGCAACTCTCCGCGCACCGCCCACCTGATCTACACCATCAAGAGGTACTGATGGCGGAGATCTACAAGAAGGGCAAAGCGTTCAACGGGATGATCGCCCACATGGGTGGGGTGAAGGGTGCGTTGCGGGACGAAGCGGGCCGCTTGGAGGGCATCGCGCAAACCCGTTTAACAGCTGCCCGCTCATCAACGAAATGGGTGAAGTACGACCGCGACTCGGCCGGCGAAACCGCCATCGAGGTGTCCGAAGCGGACGGCCAGTACACCTGCGACTATCACGTCTCCATGACCGCCGAGAACGCGATGGCCATCGAGTACGGGCACGCCCCCTCGGGGAAGTTGGAGGGCACCCGCACGAAAGCGCCGTTCGGTCTTTACATCATGACGGGGACGCACAGCCAAGCCTAGGGAGGTGAGTATGTCGAGGATGCCTCGCATCCAGTCGGTCATTCTCCCCATCCTGCGGGACTCGTTTCCCGATGTGAAGGTCGGTTCCTGGGTGGAGGACATCGACTTTCGTGACTTCCCGATGCTGCAAGTCAGGCGGATCGGTGGGATGCGGCACGACCGAAGACCTACCCAGTTGGCCATGCCGGTCATTGAGTTGACCGCTTACGGCATAGAGGGGTTGGTGGAAACCGAGCAGCTGTACGAGGACGCCCTGGAGGCGCTGTATGCGGCTGCGAGGAATCAGGCACGAACAGATACCGGCTATCTGCATTCAATACGGGAGACCTCTGGCGCCGCCCAGTACCCGTCTCCTTTCCAGGACTCCTGGCGGGTTCAGGGACTTATCGCATTCGGGGTTCGGCCCCTTCCAATCAAGTAACAGGAGTAAATAGACATGCCAATCAATGACAAAGCGGTGATCACCGCTGCGACTGGGTTCATTTTCACGGCCCCGGTCGGAACTGCCGCACCGACCCCAACTGAGCTTGCCGCTCTGGCTACCCCGAAGCTGCTTCTCGAAGCCGGGGTTGACGATGTTGTGGTTGACCCGGATGCCGGTGACGGTAAGACCGCCCGCAAC